ATAACGGCAACTTGTATTTGATGTTCATTCATTTTTTAATATTTGTATAAAAGTGGTTGCATAATGTATAAAACATCTGTATTGTATCACTTATGCGCTTTTGCATATTAACGGAAACAAGGGGAAACAAATGTTAGAAACTTTAATTATTAACGGCATTACACTTGATGTTTACTTTTTACATGAAGTTGAAAAAGACCCATTTGGCACAGGCGATTCGCCAACGTATCACAACATTCAATTGGTTGCAGTTGAAACATTAAATGACACCGTTGATTTACTTCCAATTCTTTGCAATACCATTATTGAAAAAATTGAAAACGAAATTTTTAATATTGTGACTGGGGCTTAACATGGACAATTTGACTATTGTAATTTTGGGGCTGGTTGTATTTTTAGCCATTCTTTTGGCTGGTGAAGCATTAGCCAAATTTTTTGATTGGAAATAACATGAAAACAAGTGAATCACTTATTAAAATTGCGCCTGCTTTAATTAAGGCACAAATGGGCATTACCTACGCTATTGAAAATGCCAAAAACCCGCACCTTAAAAGCAAATATGCTGACTTGCAATCTGTGATTAATGCAGTCAAAGCCGCATTAAATAAAAACGGCATTGCATTTTTGCAAACACCATCGCCAAGTGATGATGGTCGTTTAAACTTAACAACACGATTAATTCACGAATCAGGGGAATGGATTGAAGATACCGCAACGTGTCCGTTACAAAAACAAGACCCGCAGGGATTGGGGTCTGCTCTCACTTATTTGCGTCGTTATAGCCTTTCCGCTATTTGTGGTCTTTATGCTGACGATGATGATGGCGTTGGTGCTATATATAATGCTACAAATAATGCTGTGGATGTGGAAGCGGCTGTTAAATTGGTAACTGATACCAAAACCCTAGCAGAATTACAAACAGCCTATAAAACGGCTGTGGCGCGTTGCAAAGGCAATGTTGATGCAACCAATGCTGTTGTTAAGGCAAAGGATGAAATGAAGTCGTTGTTTGAATTACATCACCCATAGGAAAAACAATGGAAACAATTATTCAAGGTTCTGATGAATGGTTTAATGTTCGGCTTGGCAAAGTAACCGCCAGCCGCGTTGCTGATGTCATGGCAACAGTTAAAACAGGTGAAGCCACATCACGCAGAAATTATCGCATTCAGCTTGTTTGCGAAAGGCTGACGGGTTTAAAAGAAGAAACCTATATCAACCATCACATGGAACGGGGCGTGCGGTTAGAACCTATTGCGCGTGCGTTATATGAAGCCCAAAATGATGTGTTTGTGACTGAAATAGGGTTTATTCATCACCCCACAATTGAAATGGCTGGCGCATCACCTGATGGGATGTTACCTGACGGGCAAATTGAAATTAAATGCCCAACAGCGGCAAACCATATTGAAACAATATTAGGCGGTGGTTCGCCATCAAAGTATTACCCACAAATGCAATTTCAAATGTCTTGCACAGGGCATCAATGGTGCGATTTTATTAGTTATTGCCCCGATGTTGGGGATGATTTAGCCTTATATGTTTGTCGTGTCCCTCGCGATGAAGCATATATTGCTGAAATGGAAGCCGCCATAACGGCTTTTTTGAATGAAGTAAATGTATTATTTAATCAACTAAAAAAAGGAAACAAGTAAAATGGCTATTGTAAAAATTGTTATTGAAGATACTGATGATGGGGTGCAAATATCAACAGAATTGGATGCCTCAATTGAAAATAAAGAAAATGCAACTCCAGCGCATTTTGTTTTAGATGAAATTTTAAAATGGATTGAAGAAACTGATGCAAAATTTAAACAAAAGGAAACTGAATAATGGCTATTACCCATGATTTAATCGCAAAAGCAGGCGCATATAAGGACAAGCAGGGCAATGAAAAAGTGCGCTGGCATAAATGCGGTGTTGCAATGGAAACAAAAAATGGCGGAATTGCGCTAAACATTGAATCACTACCAACCAACTTTGATGGATGGATTCAAATGCGTGAACCTTTACCTAAAGATGGTGCGCCACGCAATCAAAATGCTGGCGGGCTTGATGAAATTGATGAATCAATGCCGTTTTAATTAAAATTGGGGGAAAGTGTCCTGTTATTTTTTGCTATGCTTAAAATACAATATATTGTGATTATTATATTAACCGCATGATTACCCCAACTGTAACCTGTAACGCTACACATTACACAAAGGAAACAAAAAATGAATGCAAGCGCAATAAATAGATTACTGGCTTATAAACGCAGAATGATGATTTTGGAATTGTTGGATAATAAAAAACTTACATCATCGGAAGTCGCGCAACACATATCCGATTCTTTTAGCGTAATTAAAACGGATTTGAAACGCTTATATAATGGCAAATATTTAAGTCGTGAAAGAAAGTTTGACCCAGCTTGCGCCAAATATGTTTTTGCGTATTTCACCAAAAATAAAAAATTCCCAATGCCCAACATTGCGGCAACAGAAAATCAGCGCACAATGGTTGATAATATCAATTTTGAAAACAGACCCAAACGCAATCTGCCAGTCCAAAAAGCCCCGCATCAAAAAATATTGATTGACCCTAAAAATCCCAATGCAAAAACTTATCTAAACCTTGGTCGTGCTGGGTCTGATTATGCTTGGCAGAAAATAAAATCATCCGCTTTTGGCACGCCTAGCATTGGTTCAACTTTTTCACTTTATGATGGGGCTTCAGTATGATTAAATTTTTAATCTTTAAGCGTTACAATGTAATTGATTTGGTTGGGCAGGGATTAGCCATTTGGCTTGCCACTAAATACGACAATAATTGGTGGCTAATGTTGGTGCTGGCATTTTCTTTTGTTGCCGCACTATGTGATTCAATTGATAGGTTAAGAAATAATTTTTAATGAAACTGTCGGTTAAGCAAAAATTGTGTTTAATTATTGCCACCAGTCCAATATGGTTGCCATTTGTAGTTTTATGGCTTTTGATTGTTGACATCTATGAAGCCACAATTGATAATTAATTGCTTAATTGCACTTTGACGGGATTCCGTCATTAAGGGGCTTAAAACGCCCCTTTTCTTTTTTGCAAATATGCTTTCATGCCCGCAAGTATTTCAAGATTATCACCAACCAGTCCCAACGCCATATTGCATTTATCGCACAATAAGCCACGAACAACATTAGTTGAATGGCAATGGTCAACCGATAGATTTCTACGCGCCTGACGCTTACTACAGATGGCACAGCGACCATCTTGATTGATTAACATGGTATTGTAGTCATCAATGGTGATGTTATAGCGTTTTTTTAGCTTTGATTTAAGCCGTGACTTACTTCCTGATTCTTTGTTTTCTTTAAACCACTTTTTGCTTTTAACTTTTTTGCAATGCTTGCAAATGCTATCAACCCTTGTGGTATTAGTTTCTTTTCGCCTGATTAAATAATATTCAGCGATGGGCTTTTCTGTCTGACACGCTTTGCAAAACTTGGTCAAATTATTTTATCTTTTAAAAATAAATAAACTTTTTCAATTTCATCAAATGTTGCATCATTTTTAATAATATTTGCACGCTTTGATATTATTTGAATATTGCCTTTTACATAACCTTTGCAACTATCAATTCTATCTATTGATGGTGAATTCCAACTGCCCCCTCGCCCAGTAACATATTTTAATTCAACTTCTAAAATTGGGCATTTTTGTGGAATGACTATATCTGAAACATCTAAATTAAAATCATATCCTTTTGTCTTGGCGCGTGCTTTACATCTATTAAGCATACTTTTAACATAGGCTTCACCAAGACCAAGCATTCTTTTTAATCGCGCATTTTCTTTATTTACTTTTTGACGCAATTTATTTTCAGGTTTTGCCCAATAATTTTTTTCATATTCAACACGATTTAACCCAGTTGATTTTTTAATTGCATTTGCTGAATTACTGCATTTTCTAGAACAGTATTTTCTGCGTTTTGCATGGTATGGGGAATCATTTACATAAAAATTATTTTTGCAATATTCACATATTAAATCATTAAATTGTTTTTCCATTTTGAAAATCCGCTAATGATAAACCATTAGTATACTGCAAATGAGCATACTCGCGGAATTTTCCACTCCATCTACCTGCCCACTCAAGACCAATCCCTTCGGCAATCCGTCCGCATTCAGAAAACAAAACGGCATCATTCCATTGCGCCTTGCCATTGACTATCGGGCAAAAATCAAACGCCACCTTGTAATTGTGGAATGATTGACCAGCTTTAGCATTGGTAACAATCTTGCCCGCGGTTGTGCGACCCTGTGCGTATAATGCGGTTTGTGCTTCCATATCACGATATGTGGATGTGATAATGACATCAATGCCTTTTGCTTTGCATTGATTGATAAACTCGCTACACATTGCCGCAACCTTTGGCTTTAAATCCGAAAGGCTACGGGAATTAATCATTACGCACCTGTTGGCGGAATAGTTGCTGGATTAACTGTTGCTGGCTGACCAAGTTTAGTATTGATTGATGCAACCGCTGTTTCAATGCCTAAATTTAATGCCCAATTAGCCGTGCCATTTAATGCCGCACCCAATTCACCTTTGACATTTTTTAAACCTTCTTTTACTGATGCCGCTTTTTCTGCACCTGTTTTTGTATTTGATAATTCAATCAAAACCAATCTTTCAATTTCTTGAAATACGCCTGACCCAATAATTGCTTGAACCGCGTGTGTTAAAATTGACATTAAAAATGCGTTAATCATAATTTTTCCTTAATTTAAACAAGTTATAGAAACAAAAAAGCCATCAAGTTTATTCCATTCAATGCCCTGTAATGGGTGACTGCTCAACAGCTTTATCGCTGGCTGGCAATCCCACTTTGTCGCTTGATGCAATGGTTGCGGCTGGATTAATGAACAGCCCTGTAATTGCAACAATAGCACCACCAATGGTAAGCAGTTGGTCATCAGATAACGATAAATCATACCCAAAAGTTTTACCAAGCGCGACAAGTGCGCCAAATAAACCAGCCAAAATTGATGCAGTAATTTGCCCATTTTTCCATGCCGTTGGATTTGCAACAACGCTTCCTTTGCGAAACACACTGAATGCCGCTAAAATTTTATCCATATTATTTCCCCAAATAAATAGTGCCAGTTATAACCGCACCAATGATTATCCAAATAAATCTTTCTATCCATGCCCCACTTGCATTTTTTACTTCAATGCTATTGACGCGAGTTTCAAGCAACGATTGCTGATGGTCATAAGTGTCCATACGCTTAAACAGCGTAATCATCCTTTCTTCCATCCGAGCCAGCGATATAATTGCTTCCCCTACTTTATCCAGCTTTTCTTCAATGCGGTTAAGGCGTGTTGTTTGGTCATCCATAATATTCTCAATTAAGTTTCTTTGCGTATTGTATAAACATTGATAAATCCTCGCTTGAGAAAACAACCACCAAACTTCCATCATCTAATGTCACTTCTAATTCATCCTGCTCAATAGCAACGCCCACAATCTTTTTGCCAATCATGTGGTTAAAATATTCGTCAACCAATTGATTGTCTGATTTTTTATGCGTCTTGGGCATCTGCAAAATCTTTAGTTTTTAATGCGTCATAAATTTGGGCGCGGGTTGCATCAACAATATAATCATTTTCAGAAAAAATAATTGTTTGAGTAGATGCTGGATAAAAATTATTATCCCTTATTTCTTTTGAAATATATCCATTTAATAAAATTTCAATTGTTTTATTTTTATAATTTTCATTGATGAAATTAATATTCCAATAAGTAATATCAATGCCTGTCCCTGTTTTTTCATTTTTGATTAATGCCATAACTTTTCCTTTAATATGAATTAAAACTTGACCACCAAGAAGCACCAGTTGTGGTTGTGCCATTATTTGTAATGGATGTTGTTGATGAACTAATTACATCTAATGCATATGTTGTATTATCAACTGGAGTTTGACCAGCATTATTTGCGGTTGTTTTTTGAGCATTCATTATTGTATTGATTGATGAAATATAATAAGAAATTGGTCTAAAATTTGTAATACCGCCTTGACAACCTAAATAAATTGTTAATGGTGTTCCTGTTGGAGTAGTTAATCCAGTTGGCATAAAACTTGGCGAGCCAGAATCACCATCCCAAACATTAGTCCACCAAGATGAAAATGGCAATCTTATGTCGCTATTATTTTGCAAAGGATATAAAGTATTACAATAACTAAAATTATATCCTTGTCCAACAATACTATAACCGCCTTGTGTTGAAACTCCCGATATTGATGTCATTCTGCTTATTTGCATTTGACGAACATAATCATAATTGCCAAAAGAATATCGTCTTTTAGCAGTAAAACCTAATATTCCAATTGGTAATGTTCCATACGAACCAGTATAACTTGCCCCTAAAGGAATTTTAGTTGCCAAAGTTGTGTTATTGGGCAATACAGAATATGGGGTAATTCCTGTTACCGCACTATCTAAATATCCAATACAAATATCTGCACCATAAACCCCATAATTATCTATTGTTGAAACTGCAATAATAGTTTTAAGTTGTGAATTGCCATTTTTATCTGTGAATGTATATTGTTGACCAACTTGAAAAATTCCAGCATGAGTTATTGTTATAATGTGTCTTGGTGAAATAAGTGATGCGCCCCCATAACTAACATTGCCAACACTATTTTCAGAATAGGCAGTTAAGTCAATAATATTTTTAGTATATAAATTTGTATTATATGGCGCGCCATTAAAATAATAACCTGTTCCATCGGGCGTTGTATATAAATTCATAAATGAAGCATTTGGGGTTGTATTGCTTCCTATTGCTAAAAGAATTAAATCATTAATTTTTTTAGTTAATGAATTTGTTGCCAATAAAGATAAATAATAATTTTGTAATGTAGAACTAATGGAACATAAAAATGATGCTTGAACTGCACCATTTGAAGTCATAATGGATAATTTTCCATTCCCATTTGCAAGTGAAACCACATTGGGAAATGTTGTTGCATCACATATTGTTGGCGTATTATTTACAATTGATGTTGAATATGGTGTGTTTATTGATTGTGAGCAATATATAGTATTGTTAATAATTGCATTTGTTGTTGAAACTGTTGTGATTGTTGCCTCATTAATTACATTTGTTGATAATGAACCGCCTGATGTAGTTGTATATTGAGAAGTGCTAATAATTGGATTTAATAAAGATGACCATCCATTAAAATTTGCAGAAACAACCCCCCCATTAATATTTATAGTCATTATGCAATCCTATAAGCAGAATGATAAACACTAGCAGTTATTGTCCCACTATTTCCAGTCCCCGCAATAAATTTAGCATTTGCATAATATGATGTATTTGTTGTTGAAGATACAGCAACAATTGTTGGTGCTAAACTTAATTTTATTTGTGTTCCTAACGAATTATTTATTGGAATATTACAACTTGATAAGGTTGATACGCTTGGGTCTTGACTAACAGTATTCAATCCAATTGCCGCGGCTAATGTGGTAGCAACATTGGTTGAAGTTACATTAAAAGTAACGCCACCAGTTATCATCCACAATCCTGCGGATAATGATATAGAACCGCTTGAATAAACTGTTCCGCTGGTTGTCAAAGTTACTGCATTTGTTGTTCCTTGCACTTTTTCGCCAATATAACCAACTGCTGGGGCATAAGTAACCGTACTTTCACCAACCAATGGTAAGCGAGTCCAGCCGTTTTGAATTGGGGCTTGAAGTAATTGAACATTAAAATATGCAGGATATTGAGCACCAAGAAATTTAAATGTTGGCTTTGTTGTTGCCAACCCTTCTGCGGCAATTGGCACATAATAATTAATACCATTAGCTACATCATCAGCGGCATAAGCCAAAGTAATTGTAAATGTTGATGCAAACGCAACATTAAAACCATTTCCCATAATTATTTCTAATTTTGGAATTAAAAGTTGACCACTAACGCTTTGGGATGGCATTTGAACATTTAAATTTGATATGCTTATCCCAGTCATATCACTACTAAAACTTATAATCAATCTGCTTGCTTTTGAACAATCAATAAATGTTTGCCCTGCACCTGTTGTTGTATAAGCCAAATAATTAGTTGGATTTAATGAAATATTTACAGTACCGCCATTTTCATTACCTAAAATAACTGCACCGCCTGCTGTACCATTAAATTTAACTAAAACATTAGCATCCGTTGCATATCCTATTTCATAATTTCCACCAGCTAAATTTAATAAATTTGCAAGTATGTCATATCTTAAATTAACATTGGCTGAAACATTGCCAGTTAAAACGGGGCTATTAGATAAAACAACCGACCCCGTGCCAGTAACACCATAAGATGTTCCCCATGCGCTTCCTGTTGAATTAGGAATTCCAGCGGATGGATAAACCATGCCAGCAGGAATAGTTGACCATGTACTATCACCACGCAAATAAGTTGTGCTTGATGGTATTCCTGTGGCATTTATATCTGCAACAGGAATTGATGCGCTTGCTGTTAATGCCGTTGTTCCTGACCCCTTAACATATCCCGTTAAAGTTGATGCGCCTGTGCCGCCCCGATTAACAGCAATTGTTGCGCCATTCCATGTAGCTGATGTAATTGAACCAGCATAATCAAAAGTATTAGTTGACCATGAAACATTAGATGGGGCAATATTATGCGTGTCCCAAGAACCAGCGGCAGTTGCATTGCTTAATAATGAAACATCAACAAAGCCGCCTGATTGAATTGTTGCAACTGTTGTTCCTGAATTATTTTTAACAACAATTGTGCCGCTTGATTGATTATTATTAAATTGATAATTTGTGCCATTTGCTAATGTTGTTGCATTGGGCAATTGATAAGTTTGCCCACCTGACCCAGTAACAACATAATTAGGCACGGATGCGGCAGTTAAAATTGTTGTTGTGCCAGCCGCGGCAACATTTGAATAACCCTCGCTAATTGAATTTGCGCTAATGTTTAAATTTGAATCACGCAATACGGCTGAATTTGCACCACTTGATGTAATGCTAATTGCTGGCGTTGTTCCACCTGACGAAACAATTGGGGCTGTGCCTGTTACACCTGTAACTGTACCGCTTGCACCAGTTGATGTAATGGTAAAGTTTGGATATGTGCCAGTAACAGTTGTTGTGCCAGCACCAGTTAAAGCAACAGTTTGGTCAGGTGCAGTATTAGTAATTGTAAAATTTGGATAAGTACCTGTCGTGCTTATGCCCGTGCCGTTTGTAAATGCAACTGTTCTGTCAGGGGCAGAATTTGTAATTGTAAAGTTTGGATATGTGCCACTTGTTGTAATGCCCGTGCCTGCCGTTAATGCAACTGTTTGGTCGGGGGCAGTATTTGTTATTGTTAATGTGCCATCTGATGTAATTGGCGAGCCTGTAACAGATATGCCCGTGCCACCAACTGCGGCAACGCTAGTTACTGTGCCTTTAGATGCTGTTCTATCAATAACAATGGTTTGTTTGGCTTGTGGTGTAACGACTAGCGTTATATCATTGCCCGATGCTTTGCTTATTTTGATGTCCATTAGTTTGTTACTCCATCACTACGCACCAAGAACAATAAGAAAATAATGCTGTCTTGGGCTGGGGTTGTGCCTGATGCTGGAAAACTAATCTTTATGCGACCACTAAAGCCAACAGGGGATGTTGCACTAATATCTAATTGCGTGTCACTTGTTAATACTGACCATGCTGATTCATCAATGGTTAATGTAAATGTGCCATTAGCATCAACGCGATTGCTGATGGTTAATGAAATTGCTGTTGGTGTTGAAACTGTATAATCGGCAATGTCAAATGTTAAACCATATCGCGTGTCTTGAATGTTGGATAATTGTCTGCGAATAATTGAAGCATCTATTGTTGCACCCACCAAACTTATTGGCGTGCCATCTGATGCCTGCATAGTTAAATTCCAAAATGTTTTTTGGTTGTAAACTAATTCGCCAGCAATAATTGGATTGTCAAACCCTGAAACTTGGGTCAAAGTGTTTTTATTAAAAATAGCCATTACGCATCCCTCACTTGGTAAAATAACGCCCCGATGTGCTTACCGAGGGCGGCAATGTTTTATCTTTTTTAATATTATATGTCAATTACCATTGCAAAACAACAATGCCATTTTGACCCGATTGTGCAACCGATATAACAGCATTAGCCGTGCTAACTTTACCACCTGCACCACCTGTTCCTGCAATGGATGATTTTATTACTGTTAATGCACCTGATGATAAGTTTGCATTAATTTGGTCGCCATTTCCTAATATATTTCCCACGCCATTTGGACTTCCAAAAGTTTGTGTAAACGAATTAAAAAAAGTATAACCAGTTGTTCCATAAGCAGGTTCGTAAAGTCCAAATCTGTCCAAAGTATATTGTGTTATGCAAGTTGTTAGGTTTGCACTTATTCCCTGCCAAGGTAAAACTGGATTTGATGGATAATTATAAACATAGGAATCATTATAACCACCAAACCCACCGCCAACTGTAACATAAGTTGCACCACCAACTAATGCAACGCTTGATGCTGTTCCATCACCCCCTGATTTTGCTGATGACCATACTGTTGTATATCCACCAACTGCCGATGTTCCTGCTGTTCCACCTTGCCCAACAGTAATTAAAAGTTGTTCTGTTCCATCGCCTGAAAATTGTCCGCTTGCTGGAATTCTAATCCATTCTTTTACATCACCAGCACCACCGCCACCACCTAAATATGTGCCATAACCAGCCCCGCCATTTGTTCCCCTTGCACCACCACCACCACCGCCTGCAATTTGTGTAACATATAAAACATAAATTCCAACTGGAACATTAAAAGTTGTAGTTGATGTAAAAACTTGCATTCCTGCTTGCTTTGGCATTCCGCTACTTCTTAAATATGAGCCATCCCAAGTTAAATATTGTGCCGATGGACTGCCAATACTAAATTTATATGCTGATGTTGTTGTTGTGTCATACCCTAAAAAGAATCCTGACCCTGTATTAAATGCAGTCTGTCCGCCCTCAATATAACTTGATGAATTAAGAACAATATTTCCGCTTGTTATTGAACCCAAATTGGCTGATATAGCTGAAAGTGAACCAACTTTTAATGTTGAAAGATATGGCACATTCCAAACTGTGCTTGGGGTTGATGTTGATGGGTCATAAAAACCATCAGATTGATATACTGATTCGCCCGCAACAATTGCTGGTGCTGTTGCCCCCCAAACTGTGCCTGTTCCCCATGAATCATTAGGCGGAAAGGATGTTGACCCAGTTGTTGTAATTGTTGTTGGTGTAGTTGCTAATGCAGATAATGTTGTTTTTGTATAGCAAGTCCTTGCTGATGTCCCTTGCACTCCATTTGTGCCTGCATAACCAACGGCTGAAATTGTTGATGATGTCCAATTAATTGTGGATGTGGTTACTGTTGCAGTATCAAGCAAACGAACACTTGCTTGCCATAATGTATAACCAACACTTGGTGATGCCGTTGGGCTTAATGTCCATCCGCTTGGCGTTGGTGTAAATGTTCCTGATGACCATGTATATGTTGCCGTGCCAGTTGGTGCGGCAGGAATAGTTAAAGCCCATTGGAAAACTGCGGCAATAGCAGTTTGTGTTCCATTTGCACCATTTGCACCATTTGTTCCGTTTGTTCCAGCAACTCCATTTTGAGAAATATTGCTAATTGAAAATCCACTTGCCCAATTAACTGATGAAGTTACCGCTGTTGTTACATCAACCACCGCAATTGCCGCTTGCCATAAAGCAATGCCAGCAGTTGATGGATTTGCGGGAATGGATGTTGTCCAACTTCCCCCGCCTGTATAACTACTATTAGTTAATGATGCCCATGTAAATGTTGAATAACCTGTTGGATTACTTGGCGTTGTGGTTGCCCATTGATATAAGTAAGCAATGCCATTTTTATTAGCATTTGCGCCAGCAGTCCCCGTTGCCCCTTTAACCGCATAAACTAATTGCAATGTGGCATTTGCGCCTTGCGTAACCGCGCCTGTTGACCCTTTATATCTAACTGGAACAACAATGGTTGCTGGATTAGTTGACATGGCTGTTGGCGTTGGAAATAACGCATAAAATCCACCATCACTTGGATTGCCAATAGTAATGCCTGATTTAACAATGTCCCCATAACCTGTGGTTGAACTGCCGCCAATGCGCCATGTGTTATTTACAAATAATGAATCAGTATCAGTTTGTGCGCCAACAAAATCAATTGAACCGCCAGCGGCATTACCATAAAGCGTTGGAATAATTCCTGTCAATGTTGCCGTTGTTCCATCATAAGGAACAGATAAATTTTGAGGGCTAAATTGCGAAATAAATGTGCCTGCCACCGCTGATGTTGATGGATTAGGTGACCAAACATAACTAGATGATTGTGCGCTTAATGCAGAATTGCCCGAATTATTACCAACTAAAAATGCAAAATAATAAGTATCAGTTGGAAGCCCAATGTGTGGAAATTTTAATGTTGTGCCATTAGTAAATGGGCTTGAATTAGAAGCCGTTAAAACACCCCATAAAACCCAATCAGTTGTTGATGGTGATGCCACATTAGTATAAAACAATGTAACGCTTAAAATTTGTCCAACAGATGGCAAAACACAATTAACAGAAAAACTTGGAACAGCGGCATTAGGTTGTTGGTCTGTAACAGTTGGTGCGGATAATGCCCCAAAATAACCCAAGAATGGAATGCTACTATTAGGGGCGGGTTGATATTGTGTAATGCTTGAAACATCATAAACTGTTGGATTGTATTCAATCATTTGGAACGATGCGCCTAAACTTCCATCAGGCAATGATGCTTCATTAACTTGCATCACTCTAAATAATTTACTTGACCAGCCATAAGCCGTATTTGTTACTGTAACAACATCACCAGCATTAACTTGAATGCCTTGATAATTTGATGCAAAAGAAACAAGCAAATCTTCACGCGCTTGCTTTAATATTTTATTGGCTAAATATTGAACAGTTACATTATTGTTTACTAAATTAAAATCAATAGTTTGTTTATTAACTGGTTCATTGGCATATAAAAGCCCTGATGAAGTTTGCAATGCAACAAAATCTGAAATATCTTTATTTAATCCATTTGGGAAACGCGCTTCAATTTGATTTACGGATTGATTAATATCGGTTAATCCAACTGTTATTTCCCCAATAATATTATCATCAGTAAAACTAAATGAGGAAGTTGCCGTTTGATTGATAACAATACTCCATTGCCCTTGAGCCGCGTTGTAAGCCATCCAAGAATCAGCCGCAATTAAAATTTTATCAATGTTATCCAATATATTTGTTGCTGTGTCCAATACTCCATTAATTCTATAACGGGGCATTGTAGAAGCCACGCCAACATTATTAATATAGGGAATTGTTGTATCACCATAAGTATTTAATGCTGTGGCTGATGTTGTATCAATAAGATTTGATGGAACAGCACCGCCATAATTTGTGTTTGATAAATAATCAACCCAAACATCACCAGCTTTTGCACATCCTTGACTGTTTAAATAATGACTGCATCTAAATGTAATGGGTTGCAATCCTGTAATGCCTGCCTGTTGATTGTAATGAAGTTTAACAATTGCAAAAGCCAAACCATTCATTTGACGATTGGTTGAAGCCCAAGCTAATGATGATGGAACAGTTGATTGGTCGCTTGCACTATATGCCATCACTTGATAAGGTTGTAATGATGAATTTAATGGCGTAATTGTTCCACTTGCATTTGAAGTAAATAACCAAATATTAAAATTTCCAGCAATGCTTGTATCAACATTTCCTGTCCCGTCAGTTAAAGAAGCAACTGTTGTTCCACTAAATGCAACTTTTCTGTCCCCATAATAAAAATTGGTTGTATCAAAACTAAATTGTCCATTGGGTGAAATGCTGGAAATTGCCAAAACATACCACATATATTTTTGGTCTTGCGATAAAGCGGCATCAACAAATGTGCCACCTAAATAAGCATCACCATAAACAATTGGTAAACTATTTGTGGTTGATGGCGGAATTTGTTGTCTAACGCCTTGGTCAGGCAATGATTGATTTGTGCCGCTTGGGATTTTAGGTGAAAATAATCGTGTAAAAACTGCTGAAACAGCAAATGTTATGACCATGTTTGCGGCAATTGTCGCAATGGCAGTTGACATTCCCACAAATTCAAAAACGGCTATTAATGCGGCTGGCATTTTTATTCCTTAAAATAATTCATATCTAATAATTTAAAACCGCGTTTTTCATAGTTTAAATCAGGCGATGTTGCCATTTTTGTAACCATTACTAATTGCACGCGATTTTCTTTTAGCATTTTATCCGCTTCATCATTAAATGCTTTCCAAAGCCTGCCACCTAATATCCAGTTGCGATGTTCGGGCTTAATCCACCAAGCCAATTCATGCAATTCCAATACTTTTTGACACCAAATATTGGGCGTTATTATTGCCGCAATCATTCCATTTATTTCGTCATCAACTAATATAAATCCACGCCCTGCTATAATGCTATTTAATAAATTAGCAATATAATTATCATCGTGATGTTCAGCATTATTTAAAATTTTAACTGGTGATTCTGCGGCATAGTGTCGCATAAATTCAGCCAAAATTGGGATATCAAATTTATTTGCTTTTCTTATCAACCTAAACTTCCTGCGGAATAATTTGCTGGGGCTGTTGGGGTTGGCTGTCCACCACCAGTTGGGGCTTTACCAAAATCAAAATATTGCGCTGTGATAACTGCAACACGATTCATTGATGTGTCATTAGGATGCTTATTTTGCCACAATGTTGATGTTGTTTTTTCGCCCGATATTCTATTTTGTAAAACAACTTTAAATGAAGCGCAAGAAATTGAAACAGTTGCAATTCTGCGTCTTAATTGGTCATCAAAAGTTTCTTGAATGTTAATGTTATTAACAATTCCTTGATAGCGTTTAAAAAATTGTAAAACTCCACCAATAGTTAAAATTTGATTGTTGCCATTAAAAAAACCACGCCAAACCTCAACTGTGCTTCCTTTAATATCATTTTGTAATACAAGTCCAACATTGACACCATCAACGCCAGCAAGTGAAATGGTTAAATCTTTGCTTGTTGATTTTACATCTTGAGTTACATTGCTAATTGAAAGCAATGAACCAAGCCCTGTATAAGTAACCCCAGCCACAGTTATTGGTGATGCCGCTGAACAAAAAGTATAAGTGCCAGTTGTCATAGTCAATCTGATAAATTCAGAATGTGTTATGTTTGGATTATTGTTGATTGCCGCAATTGTTGTTGCCATTATGGTTGTCCTATTGCTTCTCTAAAAACAAAATCAGAATCCCATTGAATCCATGCGCCATTAGTCATTGGAATTAAAGTATAAGTTGGATATGATTCCATCATTACATAAAATGAAACATTGTTTCCACTATAAATAACTGAACCAACAGTTACAGATAAATCAATAATAATTGGTCGGTGAACATTTACATTAACAGTTGTTCCCGACCCCCTGTCAACTTCATTTGTTACTATATAGGGATAACTTCCAACCATTACATAATCACCCTCTTTAAATATAATTGTTCCAGCAGAAACCGATGGTAAATTTTTCATTACAAAAATTGTTGAATTGGCGGCTGGAATGGCATTAAGTTGCAATGAATTATATTGTAATGTTGTTAATTGTCCTTGATTAGCAGTAAACCATTTTAAATTTATGCTATTAAAATAAATTGAATCAGGAATTTGCCTGTCTAAAATTCTTAAATCATTAAGAATTTTTCTTGCCTGTGGATAGTATAAAAAATTATGTGGTTTAACTGTAAATACAAATGGCACGGCTGTCACATATTGTGCAACAGTAACTTGTCCTGAACGGCTAACTTGCTGTCCAACAACGCGATGGTCATTAACGCCAATTGATTGACTGATTTCTAAAATGTCTTGGAAACTCATGTTCTGCCACCTGTCGTTGCCATTGATTTATTGGCATAAGCATTTGCCGCCCAAACTGCCCCTGACGATTGATATAAACGCTGTTCAAATGATTTAGAATCAATGGTCTGCAAATTTGCAATATATGGTGCATTATAAACGACTTGGGGTTGATTGCCCATCATTGAAGACAATTGATTGTTTGGAATAATTGTTCCTGCGGTTTTGGGAATAAATAATTCCGCGCCTCTTTCACCAACCAAACTTGCCTTACCAATTGGCGGTGAACCACCATCAGCAAATCCCAACCCTGATAAGAAGCCCGCAATGCCCGAACCTGTCCCTGCTTCGCCTAATGGGGCTGACCCCCATATTCCACTAAACATATCATTTAAACCACCGCCACTTGCGCCTGCGCCACCTGTTAGCAAACTAAACAATCCCGTTACTTGCGCTTTTAATTGAATTTTAATTAAATCTTGAATAATTGATTGCGCCAAACTTGAAAATGATAGTTTGCCAGTTGAAACAAAATTATCCAAGGCTGATTCCATGCTTGATGTCATGCTATCAAACCCTTTCTGTGCAATTGCGGCAGAATCTAAAGCCCTTTCTTTATAGTTTGACCATGCCTTATCCCATCCCGCTTGAAATGTTTTGGATGCGCGTGTATTGGTTTCTTGCGATTCAATAGTTGCAACTTTAACTGCTCTAATATTATCCAATTCTTCTTGTTTCATATTTGGATTTTCTTTTTTAATCTTTATCATTTCTTTTTCAACATCATATAAAGCCATTGCTTTTTGCACTTGAGAATCAGACATTCCAATTAATGTTGTTGCATAATCTATTCTTTCTTTTTCAAGTTGTGCGGTTTCCATAGTTGTTTGATAAAATTTTGCTTGGTTGGTTAATTCTTGTGAGTTAATAAGAGCAACTTTTCCAGCTTTAATTTTTGCTATTTCAGCATCAGACATTGATGGATTATCTTTTTTTAATTTAATCATTTCCTTTTCAACATCATATAAAGCCATTGCTTTATTAACTTGTGAATCAGCTTGTCCAACTAATGTTGAAGCGTAATCAATTCTGTCCTGCTCTAATTGAATTGTGTCTAAAGTAGTTTGATAAATCTTGGATTTGCTGTTTAATTCTTTAGCATTAATTGCGGCAATTTTTGCCGCTTTAATTGCTTCTAAATCCCTATCAGTCATGGCGGGATTATCTTTTTTCAGCTTGATAATTTCTTTTTCAACATCAAATAATTCCAATGCTTTTGCAATTTGAGCATCGGATTGACCAACTAATGATGTGGCATAATCTAATCTATCCTTTTCAAGATTTGCAGAATCAAGTTGAGTTTGATAGGTTTTAGCCGCTTGAATTTGCAATTGGGCAAGTGCTTGGGCGCGTTTATATTCTTGCGTTTTTTGGTCTAAAATCTTTTGTTGATTTAGTATGGTTTTTTCTTCGGCAGTCCCACGCAACTGATAATATTTACCACCTTTTTCAAATTCAATAGCTAATTTTTCATAGCCAGTTTGCTCTAATCCAATCCCATCTATTTGCCTTTGAATTTGTAATTCTTGTTGCGACAATGCTTCTGATTGCTTTTTGTATTCATCAGCAAGTTTTTTTGCCGCGGCAATTTGTTCGGGCGTTTGTGCTATTGTTCTTTTATTAGGGTCGGATGCGCTTCCATAATCAGGATGAACCATTGTATCAATTGGCGTGTAATGTCCTGAATTGGCATCATCTTGCATTGCCTTGCGTTTTGCGGCTATCCATTCAGCAATCTTTGTGTCATATTTTACCGCACCCTTCCAAGGCAATATAAAATCCCACAAATTAAAACCGCCTGTATGGTTTTCCAACCAGCCGTTTATTTTAGTAAGCCAATCATAAAAATTTGATACAGCTTCAGTTGCAATTTTTAATGGTTCAGCAATACCAATTGCCATATCAGTTTTCATTTTGCGACTTAATACATCAAGTCTATCTAATGAATCGCCAATATCTGAAAATGGCTTATCTGCATCCGCGCCCGTGCCTTTAAGGGCTTGCAATTGTTCATTAAAACCAACAATGTCAACGCCTTTAATTGCTTTGCCAAATATTTCAAATGCCAAAGCATTACGATGTATTGTGTCAGGAATTTGTGCTAAACCTTGAATGGTTTTTTCAAGCAAATCCTGTTCGCTTAAAGTGCCTAAATCTTTAAGTGATATGCCTAACTCTTTAAATCTATCGCGAGTTTTTTGAGAGCCACCAGCGGCTTCATCTATTTTGTTGGTTAAACTTGAAAGAAGTTTTGTTGCATTTTCAGCATGACCACCACTAACAGAAAGGGCTTGTGTAAATTCTAAAACTGAACTAACTGCTAAATTATTTGCTTGGGCTATATCATTAATGCCATCAGCAAACATAACTGCGCTTGATGCCGCACTTATGAATGCCGTGCCAATTGCCGCAACAGAAACACCAGCCGCTAATGAGGATGTGCCAAATTTTCCAAGACTACTTTCAGCCTTGCCAAGACCAGCACTAAATTCGGCTGAATCTAAACCTAAAACAATGCCAAGCCTTGAAACTAATGACATGATTATTCCTTATTAAATTTGTCCATGCTAAATCCTTTTGCTTGTGTCATAAACAATAACAAAGCATCATCAGGATTTGTTTCTATTTCCGAGAATATATAACCATAACTATTCCCTAAAACTTGCTTTAATGAATAGGGCGGTGAATTGCCACTTCTCATATAATTAAACACGCCAGCGGTTAATGCCCCAATTCCACTTATTATTCCTTGGTTTCCAATAATTCCATCAGAATACATCACCATGATTTCATTCATGGTTGATTCATCTATTGCATCAATACTTTCGGTTGTATGCCCATTAAAGATAAGGGATGCCCTTACTTGCGCCCTTAATGAGCCTGTTACTTTTCCCGAATTTCTTTATAGTTGGGTGATATTACTTCATTAATTTTGTCAACAATGCTTAACTGAATAGCCAATGACCATTCTTCGTCAACATCTTTATATTCCAAATTTTCAAGCGTTTCCCCATTTTCGGGAATTAAAAGTTTGATATATTCTGTTATGCGATATTGTAAAACAGTTTTGTTTTTTGCCGCTTCTTTCATTGAACGACCATCAACAATAATGTCATTATCCAAATATTGAACAGTATCATCGGCTGATTCTTTTAATTCAATTAATGATTTTGTTAATTCATCATAATTTTTTTGAATATCATTTTCATTGGGATTTTTAAAATAATTATAAATGTTTTCAATTTCCCATGCGCTTGGAACACGCACTTTAAAAGTATGGTCACCCAATACAAATTGACGGGTTATAACTGAAAGACGATGGTCTTGATATTTTTGCCCAAGTGCGGATGCTAATTTACTCATTTTATATTCTTACTCCTATATTGTTCTATATGTTTCATTAAAATTGCACCAAGTTTATTGGCGGCTTCCTCACCCTTTAAATCCATTGCAGGGCGCATAAATGGTCTAGCACTATTATGTGCTGTTCCAAATTCTGTTTTTGTTCCCCATTCCATTGCTGGTGCGCGACCATCATAAGGTATGCCAATGCCAGCATAAAACTTTTTTTGGTGTGAACGAATTTGTTTATGTGTAATATTTCTAAATTCCGAGCCTTTTACTGAACGGGAATAATCGGTTAATAAACTAGAATGCGTTGCATTGAATTGTTTTTTATATTTAATTGGAATGCTTTTTGTTGTAACAATTGCAATTACTGTATCAGTTGATGATACATATTTAGATTTTCTGTCTTTGCTAGTTGGTCTTCTACCAACAATAGTTAATGAATTAGAAAGTAAATGCGTTTCACCTTTAGGGGCTAACATTTTTGCCATTCCCAAAACTGGGGCTAATGCTTCCTTGCAGGCGTTTATTAAAATCTTGGATGACTTTTTTTTATCACCAATTTCCTCGGCTAATTGTTGAAAAACAGCCAAAGTTTCTTCCATGCCAGTAATAGCAAATGTTTGAGCATTAGGATTTATTTGTTTTGGGCTTGCCATTATCGCACCTTAATAAAACCTTGGTAAATAGCATCATTTAATTCTTTGACATACAAAACAACATCTTGCGGTGACATTTTATCCGCATGATTTTTTGCAATTTCATGGACAAGATTAATGCCCGTCACGCGCTGTTCGGGAAACCCAAACCAGTCTTTTTTGTCGCTTGCCATTTTCATTACAAGAAAACCAAGCAAATCACTATTTGAATTTATTTTTGTTTCTGTCATGTCTTATCCTTTGTTGCCTGCCGTTTCCCTCTATGTTAGCAGTTGATTGACGGCAGGGCTTGTTAAATCATTATGTATTTGACCAACCGTACTGATTGCCACGAGGGTGAATTGTAAACACCGCTTTGGCTTCAGCACTTGGTTGAGCATCAATCTTAAATTCACTTACACGACCATTGAAAGCATAAGCAACAGTTGTTGTGCTATCAGATGCCGCAATAACAAAAGTCCTATCAACTGAACCGCTGTAAGCATCGCCACGAATCAATAACAATGCCGCATCAGATGGATTCCATGGGGCTGTAACTGTAAGGGATGTTGGTGCGTTTTGCGTTGGAATTTTATCGCTTTGGCGTGCGCCTGCAACACTAAATGATGCAACTGCATCATCTTGTCCAAATGCTGGCACGGCTTCCACATTTAATGCTGTTCCAGCCGCCCCCGTGCCGTTTGCAACTGTGCCAACAATAGTTGCAACTTGCGCTGTCCACACTGATAGATTGGCAGTTGTTAATGTTGTTGGTGTTGTTCCTGTTTGCATCCATAATGATGCGGTAAATCCTGCTAAAACTTTATTAGGTAATGCCATGATTAATCCCCTTAATTAAGCGTTGTTAGACCAACCATATAGGTTGCCACGCGGATGAACTGTGAATACTGCTTTTGCTTCAGCAGATGGTTGAGCATCAATTTTAAATTCTGATACACGCGCATTAAATGCGTAATAAACAATGTTTGTGCCATCTGTTGCGGCAATTACAAATGTTCTATCAATAACACCGCTGTAAGCATCACCGCGAATTAATAATAAGTTTGCATCACTTGGATTCCAAGGTGCAGTAATTGTTAATGAAGTTGGTGCTGTTTGTGTTGGGATTTTGTCTGATTGACGGCTACCAGCAACGCTAAATGAAGCAACGGCATCATCTTGACCAAACGCAGGGATTGCTTCCACATTCAATAAATTGCCTGACACCGCAATTGCTGAAACGCTTGCTAATGTTGATAATTGTGCCAATGTCAACGCTGTTGGTGTTGCTGTTGGCTGGATATATAGGGATGCTGTGAACCCTGCTAAAACTTTTGATGGTAATGCCATAATTAAAAATTCCTTATTAAATAGTTAAAAGTTACTGTCTTATTATGCAGATATGTCTAATGTAACATCCAAGAAAACATTAAACAAATCAATCGCATCATCATATCCATGATACAACATAGAAACATCAGTTTTTGCAACTTCAAAAGCGTGCGTTGTCCCAAATGTTCCAGCGTAACCATGCAAGGCTTGAATCAATGTATTTGCCAATGTTAATCCGTCAGCCATTCCAGTTTGTAACCCTGATGTAAAAATGCTTACTTGAAATATTGGTCTATCAATGCCTTTATTGCCTTGATATTTACCAGTATAAACAGGTTGATGAACATTTCTTAATTGCCATGTTACAAACTTTGGTTGCGTTGCAAAATTACGATTAAATAACGCATATACAGGCACGGGCGAAAATACACTTGCCAATTCTTCTTGTATTGCTTGCGCGTATTGCGTAATGTCATTTTGCGTTGTCATATTATACCTTTGTCGCTGGGTCGCTTCTATAACACATAACTGTTACTGACATTCTATCGTTGGCTTCAATTGCATCCGTCACGCGCCAATCTTGACCATTCCAAGTGAAAGAATATAAATTTTGATTAAAAATAACATCCCTTAACCAAGGCGTGTAATTAAATTTAAACTGAATCAAATCAGAATAAACACGATATTTTTCAAGAATTGCAACCGAGTTTTTTACGGATGAAACTAAAGGGCGGCTGGTAAATTTTTTGGTTATTATAGTATTCCCCGACCCATAGCTATCCACCGCAAATGTTAGCGTATTTACATCCACATTTTCAAAGCGTGCAATTGCCATGCCTATTCCTTACATCACTAATGGCTTATAGGGGCGCAATAATACATCAACCCCAAAAGGAATTTTTTGCAGTATTCCTGATGTCGTGTCGCTACGATTATTATACAAATGTGTGAACAATAATAAGCCAGCTTGTTTAATTACAGGATATTGCGCCAAAAGGCTTGGGTCTGTTTCATATTCAACCACAATTGGTGATGTTCTAAATGTTGAAACATTAGATGGCACGCCAGCCGTCAAAATAACCTTATTACCTGTCACATCATAATAATATTGACTTGATGCCAGCGTAACAAATGTGCTTGGTGTGCTTGAATTGTAATAACCCACGCTGTTAATTGTTACACCATCAATTGAAGTTTCAGGCAAATCCAAACTCATTGGCGTATTGTATGAAGATGAAACGCCATAATAAACCCGATATGTAACAGGGAATATTGGCATTCCTAAATAATCTTCAATGTGCATACGAACCGACAATTCTAAATCCAGCAAATAATCATCTTGTGATGTATCACCAAACAAATTTAATTGATTGGTCATTTCGGTTAATGACAACCAATTAGTTGCTATGTCCCTATCAATCTGTTCAACTTTTTCATAATTGAAAGGATTGCGGGTTGCCGCGTATGCTGTCAGTCCGTATATGGTATCAGCCATTATTATGCCCCGATTAAGAATACACCAGCAAATGGGTCGCGCACGCTTGATGCCATGCGTTTTTCAGCATACAGGGTAATTGTGGCAGGGCTTGTTTGGTCAAAGCGTTGAATTGTCATTTCCTCACCATCCACAATGGTTAAGAATTGACCCCAACTTGCCAACACGCCTGATATTGCGCCAGCGGCTGGTGTTGCAAGATATGGGTTTGGAATTACTGGGAAACCAAACATATAAGCAACTGCACCGCCATCATTGTCACCCACTTCAACAAACATTGGTGCGCCACCTGATGTGCCTTTTAATTTACGCAATTGGGCAATTAATGCTGGATGCAAATGCCATGCTACATCAGGCAATGCCCAATATTGTGATGGCAATAATGAAACCGCATCAACAATGTTGTCATAAGTAACTGATGCCGCTGTAAATGTTTGTTTAAGAATTGTATGCAATCCGTTTGTGATTGCTGTGCCACTTGTGCCAAATGCCGCGGCTGATGTGCTTGTTGAATAGTTTACAAAACCACGCAATCCATCTGTTCCGCCAAGTGTTGTTGTTGTTGACCCTGATTGGTCATTATTTAATGCCATTGATGATGCCTCAATACTTGAAAATTCAAGCATTAAATCGCTGACAATAGATTCATCAAGGTTATTTATGTCTGATAATACTGCACTTCTAACGGGAAGTTGTGCAGAAATAACTCGCATTGGCAATTGCCAAAACGATGTTGCAATGTTTGGTGAACCGCTATTGGCTGAAACTGTATAACCAAATGGGTTTGTGCTTGATGCCGCATTTCCTGTTTTTGCTACAAACTGCGCCATTGAACCATTACCAATAACTTGGCGGCACGCTTGTCTAAATGGGTTTGCATAACGCAATGCCGCAAAGGCATCGTCAAAATAAATCTTACCGCCAACATTTAAACCACTACCTGTTAATGCGGATGCTTCATTTACTTGGGCTTTCTCGGAAACTTTAACCATTGACTTTCCATCAATCAACGCTTCCTTAATGCCATTAAAAATCTGTTCAGTCTTCATGGTTTTATTCCCTAAAAAATTAAAAAGAGGGGATGGAATATCCACCCCCAATTTTCACCGATATTATGGTTTTGTTACTGTTGCTGTTGAACGATAACGCACGATTGCATTAGGGTCAACGACTGAACTGCATAGGCGTTTTTCGCCAAAGAAAGTGATAGAACCTGGAAGTGTTTGGTCATATCTGCGTAAAATCATGTTCAATCTGTCAACAATTGCAAATGCTTTTTGCCAATCACCAAAATACATTGGATATAAACTTTGTGTGCTTGCAGTTGAAGCAATTGATGGAACATCTAGGTATTTATTTACAACAACATCAAAGCCAAGCAATGAACCAACGATGCCATCTGTGCGTGCTAAACCATCAACATAGATTGGGCGACCATTGCTGTCTGTCAAACCGCGAATTGCTGATAACATAACTGGGCTGATAACAAATTTTGCTGATTCAGTCCAATATTGCTGTGGAAGTGAATAAATAAAATTCACAATATCAGCATAAGTTACTTTGTTTGCAACTGTATTGCCGTTAGTTGTTAATTGGTCATAAGTGGCTAATGAATGCAAACCAGTTGTTGAACCTGTGCCTGATGTGCCAAAGCCTGCTGTTGATGTTGTGCCGCCTGTGTAAGATGAATTTGCACCACCATATTGATTTAAGCCGCGCAAGCCGTTTGTGCCACCATAAGGATTTGTGCTTGATTGTGCCGCTTGGTCATTATTTTGAATCATTGATAATGCTTCAGCTTGGCTAAATTCAACCATCATATCTGCAACCAAGTTTGCTTCAAGACCATCAATGTCATCCAAAGCCGCTGTTCTTACTGGGAATGCCACATTCAAATCTTGCAATGTTAATTGCCAAATGTTAGTTGTTTCTGTTGTTGCTGTGCCATTGTTGTTTAATGAATAACCCCATGCCGCACCAGCGTTTCCGTCTTTTGCACGGAAGGTATAAGCCGCACCATCAGTTGTAACATTACGACCAACGCCACGCATTGGATTAGCTAAACGCAATGCAACGAAAACTGGGTCATAAGCAACACGACCACCGACACCAGCACCGCCACCCGTTAATGCTGATGCTTCTTTTAAGAATGCAACTTGTTCTGCTTCATCAGCAAACAAAGCCAATTCTTTTTCATGCCGACCACTACCTTTTACAAATGATGACAACGCTTCACGCACGCGCTTGTTTACATCACCAGTAACAGTTTTTTCAAGTTTAAGAATTGATGGTGATTTGATATCAGCAACTTTTGCTTCCAAAGCCGCAACTTTTTCTGCAAATTCTTGTGTTAGTTTTTCTTCAACAGCGGCAACTTGCAATGCAACTGCTTCGTTTACTTTTGCAATTTCAGCAACAGATTGTGCCTCAATAGCATCTAGCTTTTCCATGATTTTTTCTGACATGATTTATCCTTTGATTCTTTGGTTTAGTTTTTTAAGCAATTCTCTTTCCGCAAATGCGGCAAGCAATGCTTCTTCGGCAGTTATCGTTTCAGAATCACTCCGAACCGAGTCGTTTTTAAGGGCAACCGCTTTGCCAGCATCACGCCCGCG